TGAATAAAACTATGTTATACTCTGTTCATAATAAGAATTTAAGTGACGGCAACCTATTGCTATATCGACACTTAATGAGTTTGGTAGTTCTCTTTATAGGACTAAAAACTACCATTTTAAAAGTTGGAATGAGTTCAACTTAATTTGTCATGTAAAGGAAATATTTTATGACTACTGTTACTACACAGACTACTAAGGTCGCTAATGCACTTGTAAATGGTGCTCAACTAACCGCTAAACAGATTACCTCACGTTATGGTGTTAAGAATGTACGTTCTGTTATCAGCAAACTTCGTTCAGAAGGATATACAATCTATTTGAATAAGCGCGTATCATCTTTTAATGGTGAGTCATATATGAAGTATATGATTGGTACTCCAACACGGGCTATTGTTGCTGCTGGTTATAAAGCACTACGCGCAGCGTAGTACTCTTGTGACGGGTGATGCCGTAATACATCCGTGGGGGGTCATGGTTAATCCCCCAACTTATCGGTTTAGTTGTTCCCTAGATACCGTGTAGGTGGAAAAACAGCAAGTCTGTGTGATTCAGACTACTTTATAATTTTATTTGGAGAAAACTATTGTCTTTGAACACACCAAAAATTTTTGCACTAAAGATAGAAGATATTGTTAAAGAAAAAGAAATTTCGCATATGGAAGCAGTACTTTGGTATTGTAATGATCAAGACATTGAGCCAGATACGGTTAAAGGTATGGTCTCCAAACCACTTAAAGAAAAGATTGAAGCAAATGCCAGAGAACTAAACTTTTTACCTAGACAAGCACAATTACCAATATAGGAGTTATTATGATTTTTTTACTTATTTTCCCGATCATCTTTGGGATCGCTAATGCTGATGCAATTAATAAATTCAACGAAGAAACAGACAAGGGCGCAGAATGGCATTATGTTGGTAAACAACCATTAGACCCAAATGCAAAATCTATCGCCCTAGAAATGGATGGCGAAGAACCTTATATCATGTACAAGTTAAAGATGCCAGCTAAATAATGTACACTTTGAAAGTTCCTAATGGTACATATAAGTCAGATAGTTTGTGTGTTCTGTTTTTGACAGTTTTAAAACATAGACTAATGCATCTGATTAAAGATGGTAAGTTTCATGATTAAGGGTTTGCTCCAAGCAACCATAGTGTTAATACCAACGTATATTATAGCATTTATAACTGATAAGATGGTATACGTTATCCCGATGCTTGCTGCATGTTCTTTTATTGCCGCCAGCATTAACCCCGCTACAACTCGTAGAGTAGAAGAAGATGGTTATAAAGCAAAAGATGATGGAACCCATTGACGTTTATTTGATGTATTGTGCATTGAAGGCGCATTTTGGAAAAGGTGATTATGACTATATCACCTATAAAGGCAAAACCAAAATCAAACGTGAATCCTTTTACAAGCGTAAGGATAGGGGGTTCTTTGTTAAGATAGCAAAAAAGTATGATAATCCACAGGATTATTTTATATCAAATTTCATAAAAGACCGCAATGGTTATATTGCTAATTTCAACGATCACAATTATGAATTATGGAAACTAAAAAGGCTAAGTTTCTTTGAAGAGTTTGTGGTAGAAATGCAACCATTAATACAATCATTTGAATCTATTTTTGTGTTGGTGGGTGGAAATCATCCTAAACTTTTAAAGGAGTTTTTGGGTGGGCGCGTATCGATAGAGACAATGATTATATTAAATGATTTAGTTGATTATAGTAAAAAATGGAATGAGGAATTAAAGGATGATATTATATGGCCTGATCTAAAAAAATTCATGAATAACTACAAAAGGTTCTTGACAATTGATGAAAATAGATATAGAATTAAACTACTTAAACTTATAGAGGAATCGAAATAATGGACGACAAAAAAGAAGTACGTGTTGAAGGTTTTTTTGAAGCAAAAAATCATGAACTAGAAAATCTAGTAAAAGTGTTGCAGTTTGATAATGCTGAATTGGTTGTAAAGAACAAGGAATTGTCAGAACAAGTTAAGAAACTTGCATCTCGACATCCACAATGGCCTGCTGGATATAAGCCACGCAAACATGCAGATGGGAAGGCATCTGTTACTAACACTAAGTCTACTTATAACGGTAACAGCATATGAAAGAATCATTGGTAACAATGATAGATTCTATGGGAAGTGACCTTTCTGTAGTTAACGCCGCTCGTGTATCATTTGGTAAATCTAATGAGATTTATGATGATCCAAAGGATACTAAGTTGATTAACTATCTAGCAAAACACAAACACTGGAGTCCTTTTGGTCACGCATCAATGCAATTCCATATTAAGGCTCCTGTGTTTGTTGCAAGACAGTTAGTTAAACATCAAGTAGGTCTTGTGTGGAATGAGATTTCTAGACGGTATGTGGATGATGAGGTAGAGTTCTTTGAACCAGAAGTGTGGCGAGGGGCCCCTGATAATGCAAAACAAGGGTCTTCTAATGAATCTATAGATATTAATCCAAGCAAAATGATGGTTGATGATTATGAACAAGTACTAAGTAGTGCAAAATGGGCATATGAAGAACTTCTAAGAAAGGGTGTGTGTCCAGAACAAGCACGTATGGTATTACCTCAATCTATGATGACTGAATGGTATTGGAGTGGAACACTCATGGCATTTGCTCGTGTGTGTAATCTACGATGTAAACCAGATGCACAAAAAGAAACTAGGGAAGTTGCTGACATTATTGATAATTACGGCGCCAACAGATTTCCTTATTCATGGGAGGCGTTAAGAAATGGATGACATGGATAGAATGATTGTGTTGATTGAAGAGATTAGTTTGATGAAAAATAAGTATGAGGAAAATGCTGGAATGGGGAATCTTAATACTACTATTAACATATTAGAACGCCGTGTTGAAGAACTAAAGAATAAGCTTCGTGTACGATAGTGTGATGATCAATCTGGATAATGCTATGAACAGGGCAATTGTTTTTGGTAATGGAGAATCTAGAGGGTGGTGTGGACAAGAACTTAGTTGGCATGATATTCCAACGTGGGGTTGCAACGCAATCTATCGTGATTTGAGGGTAGATAATCTAGTATCTGTAGACTATGCCATGCAACAAGAGATATACCAGAGTGATTTGTGTCAGGATACGATGCAATTGCATTTCGCAAATTGGGGTATCATTCCTGCCGAGATTTCAGATATGATGTTCATGGGGTTTGATATACCAGAAGAGTTTGTACATAAGACTGAGCGAGTTGGTAGTCATATAGAACAGTGTGTAGTGTCAGGTAAAGACCCTAGTAAGATACAAGATAATATAGAACTAACACTTAAAGCTCATCCTAATCTTGATCCAAAAGATTTAAAGATGAAGATGGAAAAGGATGTGGGTATCTGGATTACCTATCTAAGGGAAAATGATAATGTAAAACCTATAGACTATCCTAGAGATTGGTCTGCTGGTACTACAGCCCTTCATCTTGCTTGCCAAGAAGGGCCAAAGGAATTATATATGTTGGGTTTTGATTTGTCTTCATATGATGAGAATTTGAACAACATATATAAAGGGACAGATAATTATCTGCCCAGTGATGCAAAAGGTTTCAATACAGTTAATTGGTTGAACCAGATGCAAACTGTTTTTTCGGAGTTTAAGGATACTACTTTTTATTGGGTAGATCCTATTCATCGTGAAGGTCAAGTAACTAATGTTAAAAATAATAACATAAGGTACTTGACAAAAACAGGATTTTGTGATAAATTTAACATACGATAACAAATAGCATATATTAACATAGGAGAATATACATATGTCGTTAGCAACATTAAAGAAGTCTAATACTTTGGACAAACTGCTTGGTGCAGTTGCAGTAGAAAATGCACCACTAGAAAAAAAGTCTTATACAGATGATCGTATCTGGAAACCAGTGATGGATAAGTCTGGTAATGGTTTTGCAGTAATTCGTTTTCTGCCAGCTTCAGAAGGTGAAGACCTTCCTTGGGCTAAAGTCTGGAACCATGCGTTTCAAGGACCAACTGGTCAATGGTATATTGAGAACTCTCTCACTACCATAGGTCAGAACGATCCTGTATCAGAGATGAACTCTGCATATTGGAACTCTGGTGTAGAATCCGATAAGGAGATTGCACGTAAACAGAAACGTAAATTGCAATACTTTGCAAACATTCTAGTTGTTAAAGATTCTGCCAATCCTTCTAATGAAGGTAAAGTGATGCTTTATCGCTTTGGTAAGAAAATCTTTGATAAGTGTATGGAAGCAATGCAACCTGCATTTGAAGATGAAACTCCATTGAATCCTTTCGATTTCTGGAAGGGTGCTGACTTTAAATTGAAGTTGCGTAAAGTAGAGGGTTATTGGAACTATGATAAGTCTGAGTTCGATTCTCCATCATCAATATTTGATACTGATGAAGAAATTGAAGCATTATGGAAGAAGCAGTATTCTCTTAAAGAGTTTACAGAAACTTCAAACTTTAAATCTTATGATGAACTTAAGACTCGTTTGGATATGGTTTTAGCCGGTAAAACTACTGTAGGTAATGCAACTTCCTTTATGGAAAATCAACCTACTGCTAGTGTAACAGTTGATACTAAAGAGGAGCCTGCTCCTACCGTGACTGTTTCATCTGATGAAGAAGATGATACTATGTCTTATTTTGAAAAACTAGCTGATAAAGGATAATCTATATAATGAAAACATTTCTAACTACTACCGCACTCGCAGTAATCTTAATCTCACCAGCAGTCTTTGCTGGTGAGACAAAAGAAATAACTGTACCTGTACCCAAAACAATCACACTTGTCTGTTCTGACAGTGTGGAACCAGGCACAGTTGTTCTAACCAATCCACCCAAATTTAGTTGTAAGGACTATGAAACTATTAAAGGTGTTGTTGGTTTGGGGATCACCATTGGTCCAGATACAAGGATCAATCAAATCTCTTCTGCAATTAGGCGGGCAAATAGTAAGTCTAGTATTGCATCTGTGACTCGTAGGGGTAATAAATCTACGTATACGATGAATAATGGAAGTGCTGTAAATTGGATAGACCCAGTACCAGTTGTTAGGGCTCCAAAAGGTCCAATGAAAGTACGTCCAGAGGGTTGGAAGTCTTCTCCTTTTGAAGAGGAATCCAGACCTATTCCACTACCAGA